GCCACAGAAGGCAGAATTTTAGAATTACAAACACAGGGCAAGACTGTGGAGGCATTGGTGGAATCACTGATCGCCAAAGCACTCACACCAGAAGGTAAACCAATGTTTTCAAGGATGGACAAAACCACACTGATGACACAGGTTGACCCAAAAGTTATACTAAAAGTATGCACAGCACTCAACAGCACAACCACTGAATATGAGGCTGTTGAAAAAAACTAAGAGAGGACACTGAGTTACAGTTGATTATGATGATATCTGAAACCATAGGTAAAAGCATTGAAGAAACCATGCAACTCAGTGTCCAAGAAATACAACTATGGGCGGCGTATTTTAAGATCAAACAGGAGAAGTATAAAAAGTAATGGCAACAACCAAACACACTATTGATATTGTCGCTAGAGACAAAACCAAGAAAGCCATAGGCGGCATACAGGGCCAACTGCAAGGATTGAACAAATCATTTGGATCAGTCACTGCGGCAGCCAAAGGTTTCATTGCTGTATTGGCAGTGAGAGAAGTTGCACAGTTTACCAAACAAATTATTGATGCTGGTGCATCTTTTCAAGTGTACCGTAACCAATTGAGATTGATCACAGATGGCAGTGAAGATCTCAACAGAGTGTTTGGTTTGTTGCAACAGACTGCCATAGCCAATAGAACATCTTTTGAAGAAACCATAGGCTTGTTCACTAGGTTGAGAATATCAACTGAAGCACTGGGCATATCAGAAGAACGTGTGGTAAATGTCACATCAAAATTATCACAAGCACTACAAGTGGCAGGTGCAGATGGCAACACCGCCGCAAGTGTCATTAGACAGTTTGGACAGGCCATGGCATCTGGTGAAGTGCGTGGTGATGAATTCCGTTCATTGGTTGAAGGCTTGGGTCCAGCACTTGCCATCATGGCAAGGGAATCTGGCATCACAGTTGGTGAACTGAGGAAGATGTCACAGGCAGGAGAACTCACTGCTGAGACCATGTTCAAGATGTTGGAGAATTCAAATTCATTGACCAAATCTTTTATGAGCATGGCAGTCACAACTGATCAATTAGAAACACGTTTCAGAGATTCATTCACAGCGGCGGCGGCACGAATTGCAGAAGTCACAGGTCTACAAGAAACCTATAACAATACATTGCAAACATTCACTGATATTCTTGATGTGATTGCTGGCACAGAAACTGCTGTGGTTAACCTTGAAGATGTAGACATTGTCAACAAAGCCAAAGAAGGAATCATCAGTTTAGATGAAGCCATAAGGGTGTTGAAGGACAGATTAACACCAGGTCTGGGTGAATTGGGATTTGGTATCACATTTGGCACTGGTAACATGACGCAACTCAACGAATACATCAAACAATTAGAAACAATTCAAGCAGAAAATTTGAGGGTGGCTGAATCTACCAAAGCAATTGAAAAAACTTTGAATCAGTATGGTAGGGTGGTTGACGAACAAATTGGCATGGATGAAGAAGGTGTTGAAAAAGTCAAAGAAATAATTGATGCAAGAAAAAAACAACAGAGAGAATTAGAGAGAACAATATTTTTACACAAACAATATGCGGCATTGAGAGTACAGGGCGAAGAACGTGCGGCAGAGGCGGCAGAAGCGGCATTGCAGAAAGACATCATGGTGCACAAACAGGCGGCGCATCTGATGATGATGGGCAAGAAAAATTTACAAGACACAACCAAAGAAAGCACACCATTATTGAAGGCATTGAAGAAAGTGATTGGTGAAGGATTTGATCCTATGAACCAGGCTGTGAATGTGTTGGCGGGAGGCATGAGCACATTCAGAGACACGGCATCCAGTGCGTTGGCGGATGTGATAATGGGCACCAAAACATTGGGAGATGCGTTGGGCACCATAGTGAACAGCACATTGAAGGCATTGCTCCAAGGCTTCATAAACTTGGGCATAACAATTTTCATATTGGAGCCATTAGAGGCATTTTTAAGAAGACAGGTAGATGCTCAAAGAAAAATTAACAGCCAGTTGAGGATTGAATTGGCATTGAGAACAGCGTTGGCATTCTTTGGAGGTGGCATTCCATTCTTGGCCAAAGGTGGTCCAGTCAAACGTGGTGAACCAGCCATTGTTGGAGAAAAAGGACCAGAACTGTTCATACCAAAATCATCAGGAAATGTTTTGTCAAACAGAGATTCACAGGCACAACTTTCATCAGTGGATGGTGGAGGTCCTGTCACAGTGAACTTCAACATCGTGGCAAACGACACCAGGGGATTTGACGAACTGTTGATGTCACGCAGGGCGACCATACAAGGCATCATCAATGGTGCATTGCATCAACGCGGCAAAATGGGAGTAATATAGAAGATGGCGACAGTAACAAATTTTCCAACAGCACCAGGTTTCAGTGCTGTGAATTTTAGACAGTTGGATGAAACCAAGATCAGCAAAACACAAAGTGGCAGAACAATCAGACACGGCAACGCAACCACACGTTGGGCGGCAACACTGAGTTACCCACCAATGTCAACTGCAGAGGCGAGACCAATCAAGGCTTTCATCGCACAACTCAAAGGTGGATTGAATGACTTTGATGTGATACTGCCAGAAATTTCCACGCCACAAGGCACAGCCACATCAAATCCATTTGACATGAGATCATCTGCTGCCGCAGGTGCAACGTCAGTGTCCGTTAGATTTGCGGACAGTTCAACAGACGATTCATCAGAGGGTGCCACCGTTTACCTAAAGCCAGGGGACTTGATTAGGTTTTCAGGACACACCAAAGTGTACATGGTGACTGGTGATGTGACGTCAAACTCAGCAGGTGAACTTACCATCAACTTTCAACCAGGTCTTGTTTCTGCTGTGTCAGTGAATGAAACCATCACAACCAATGATGTGCCTATTAGGGTTCATTTGGCAAACTCCATACAAGAATATGGATATGCAGTAGACGGAACCATAGCATTAGAATTGGATATTGAGGAAGTAATCTAGCATGTCTAGAGGTTTAGACGCAAACATCAACACCACACTTGCCAGCAATTCCATCACGTCAGCATTGTTGATTGAGATTGGATTGCCCACAACAGATTCAGCAGGATTATCAGCGGCATACTTCACCACAGCACCATTTGACATTGAACTGGACACCAACACAGCACCAGACTCTGGCACAAATCTATACAAGGCACAGGGCAAGTTCATTGCAATGAGCAACACCAGAGAAACTGCCACACTGCAAATAACCAGTTTAAAATTAACGTTCAGTGCGTTGGATCCAGAGACTGTGTCAACATTTGCCACAGCCAACATCATCAACAAGGATGTCACTGTGCATAGGATATTTTTCAATCAAACAACCAACGCGGTGATTGATGACTCCGCAGGTCAAACTGCCACCATCAACATGTTCGCTGGCAAGATAGGCGGATACAAGATCACAGAAACCAAAGCCACTGCTTCGCTCACCATTGAGGTACAATCACAGTTGGCAAACTTTACCAGGACCAATGGCAGGGTAACAACCAACGCATCCATGCAGGTTGAACATGCCACAGATCACAGTTTTGAATACTGCCATGAAACAGATCAAGAAATCAATTGGGGGCAAACATAATGATTAGACCGTTTGAAGTAGCTGACACCAACCAATTGATAGAATTACTAGAAGCAAACGCACAAGATGCCACAGCAGAAGGTTTTGCTGAATATGATGTCAACAGAATCATCAACATGGTGAAACAATTTGCCAATCAGCCCAACAGAGAAATGTTGTTGGCATGGCGTGGCTCTGAACTGGTTGGACATGCTGTGATATCAGCACACCGCAAGGCTTGGGGCAATGACATGTTGGGTGATGTACATTTGTTTTTTGTGCATCCTGATCATAGACGTGGTTTTGTGGCCAAAGATTTATTTGACGCATGTTACGAATGGTTTAGATCAAGAGAATGTGTGTGCATGATGAGCACAGTACAGGCATGGGACAAAAACTTTGCACCGTGCGATCGTTGGATTGAGAATGGTGAAGCATTTTTTGGCAAACTGATGCAACCAGTTGGCACTTGCTATGTGAAGGAGATTGTGTAATGGGAGGCATCATAGATTTCATTGAAGATGTGATTGACACAGTGGTGGACGTGGTGGTAGACGTGGTAGAGGGTGTGGTTGACTTTGTGGAGGACGCTGTTGATTTCATCACAGATCCCTTTGGTTCACTCATGCCAGACATGCCCACAGGATCACCGTCAGTTGGAGCCAATTCACAAGCACAGGGTGTCAAACTCACCAGGCGTGGCAGCAGTAACGCAATACCAGTAATATATGGATTCAGACGTGTTGGGGGCACTGTGATTTACGCAGAGACCAACGGCACTGACAACAAGAAACTGTATGTGGTGTATGCTTTCGCGGAAGGTGAGATTGAAGGTTTCAAGAATATCACAATTGATGGCGATCAAGCATTCGTCTACACCAACAAGAGCACACACGCAGAAACAATAACCATTTCATCAGGCAAGTATCACACAGGCTCAGATTCATTGGTAAGGTTCCAACTGTTCCATGGCACTGATGCACAGGTACAATCAACACTGGCAAACTCAGCGGCATCTTGGAGCAACAAGAACAGGACGTTGCCTGGTGTGGCATATGGTGTGTTTGAATACACATGGTATGAAAAGGAAAGCAATGATGATCCCTTCCAGTCACCATGGCGTGGAGGAATACCCGCTGTGCAAGTGGACGTGTTGGGCAAGAAAGTTTTTGATTGCACCACCATAACCACAGGTGCAACTGCATTGCCAAGTGCATACAGCAGTCTAACCAAAACATATGAATCAGGTGTGGGCAACAATCCTGTGAACTGTTTGTTGGACTACATGTTGAATCCAAGGTATGGTGCAGGCATGAACATTGCCAACATCAATCCAGAATCGTTCAGGATCGCGGCGAACAAACTAAACCAAACTGTGACATACACAGAAGATGGCACACAAGGTCCAGCCATGACCATTAATGGTGTTATTAATACCAACAACCAATTGTTTGACAACATCAAACAATTATTGCAAGGTGCAAGATCAATGATGCCTTTCATACAGGGCAAATACAAAGTAAAAGTTGAAGACGCAGGCAACGCCACTGACATCACATCGTCAACTGTGCAGATAGCACAGGACCTAGATGATGACAACATCATAGGCGGCATTGAAATGGCATCTGAAAAGAAATCAACCAAATACAACAAAGTGGTGGTAAACTTCGTGCATCCAGATCTTGAATTCACCAATCAACAGGTGATCAAAGATCAAAGCACTGACTTTGCCACAGCAGACAACTC